TCACTTGAAGGATTCTTTTAATGTGTTCAGTCATTGGCGCAATTATTAAAGAACCTCGTGCCGAGGATTTCTTAATGCTTCATCGTGTGTTCCTTGAGTCCAAGATTCGAGGAATGCATGCCACTGGAATCTCCTATGTTAAACATGGAAAGATTATCACTGAGAAGCGACCAGTTCCTGCCGATGAATTTCCATTTAACTTTCCAAGTTATGTCAATGAAGATGGAAGTCTTTATCTAATTGGTCACTGTCGTTACAGCACCAGTGACTTAGAATTCAATCAACCAATTGCCAATGAGAATCTTTCCGTAGTCCACAATGGTGTTATCACTCAAGAGTTACCTGAGAAGTGGAAAGAGTTATATGGTTATGATTGCGAAACTAAAAACGATACAGAACTAATCTTACACACAGCAGAAGATTGCATCAGCCCATTGATTCGTTGGAAAGATTCTAGTCTTGCAGTTATAGAATTGCATGTTGATAAAGTTATTAGATTCTATCGCAATGGTAAGCGTCCATTATACTTGACTTCTATATCAAATGGGTGTATAATTACTTCTACTGCTGATGTACCAAAACGAGCAGAAGTTCCAGGATTCCCTATTAACACTTTGATGAACCATTACATTACATTTGATGACCAACTTGCAATGACAATTGAAAAAGAAGTTATTGAGGATGCGGTGGACTTACAATATGAACTTTGTTAATTCAACGAGAGTTGAAGAGTTAATTAAAACTAGCCCAGCTGGTAAGAATACAAAATTCTTATCGGCTGCACATTCATTATGGTATCGCTTTCATAACTATGACAAAGCACCACCACTGGCTCTTGAAGTTAATGGTGATGTTGTTTGTTTAATCTTTGCCACATTTAATCGAGATGGTTACAGTAATCTCTACGAGATTGTTACACTTGAAGGACATGAAGGTAAAGGTTATGCATCGAAGTGCTGGGATGCATGGATTGATTATGCAGTTAAGGAAAGAAAGATGACTCGACTAAAGATGTCTTGCACTCCTTCTTCAGTTACATGGCACTACAAGAATGGTTTGATTTGGTGGGCAGTTGATCCAACAGGTTCACTTCGTTCAGACCAACCACTGTTTCCAACTAGAGCAGAGCAGATTGCTTATCGTGACTTTGCTATTGTCAATCCACTACAAGCACTACCACCATACAAAGCCAGAGATCAATTCCGTGCTGAGGGTTTAGAAGCGTACAAGTGGGGTGATAAGAAAAGAGCAAAGAGCCAAGCAGCAATTAATGCAGTTGGTAAGGCATGGTTAAGAGACGCACTACTTGAACAACCCTCGTTAGAAGAGTTTTTAGTATGAGTAAAGAATATCGTAAGGCAATGGGATTCACTCGCAAGGATGAGTTTCAAAAGTATCTCTCTGCAAAAGATATTAAAGAACCAAACTGGTCTGTGCTTCAACAACAGAATTCTCGTTTGAATAATATCTTTACTAAAATCAATCAGCAGTTATCTGTTCCATATGAAGGTAACATAGACCAAGACATCATTGATACTTTTATGAAGATTAAGAATCACAATATTCTTCCTCGTATGAGAAACAATGGTCGTGCCATGGAAGATGTTTACTATAACTGGATGCTTGGTTACCTATCTGAAAAGATATTTACTCCATTTATTATTGATAAATTGATACTGGGTAAACTCGAAAGAAATGGTGGAGATGACCTAACAAGCATTGATACATTTAAGCGAACAGGTGACGCAGATTTGATTGATAGAACTGCCGATGTTCGTATTGATGTTCAATGTGGAACAGGTGATGGTGTGGCAACTATTAAAAAACATAAAGTTGAACACGCATTAAAACATGATGGTGCTTCTTATTGTTTTCTAATTGGATTGTTCACTGGCACATATGCCATTATAAATTTAAAAGATATAAAAGACGAGTTCTTTTATAAAAACGAAAGATGGGAAAATCAGTTATGCTGGGATGTTCCAGAGTTCTCATTTAAGAGATGGTATGCTTGATTATAGATTAGAACAAAATCGTAGGGAAGCGTTCATTCGTTGGTATGCATGGTCATTGAAGTATGATGATTGCGATCCAGCAGTATGGGCAACGAACTACCTAAACAAAAGATACGAACACAACGATGAACAGAAGTTGTGGTTGTGTTGGTTGTATGGTAACACATACTATCTTCCAACTGCGTGGATTCTCATGAATGAGTTTCCTGACTTTGAGTTGGCAACAGTGGATCGTATTACTCAATGGAACACTGCCAACTATAAACGATTAAGATATCAGACTGATACAAAGTGGAACAAGGGGCATCTCCCTGCGATGTTTGCTTCTTATCAGCAATTTATTGGCGATAAGACACAACGAGAAAAACTGGAAGAATACTATGGACAATCTGAGGAAGAGAACTTTAATAATCTCTGGACAGGCATTAAGTCTGGGCTGCATAAGTTTGGTCGTTATTCCACTTGGTTTTATCTTCAGCATCTTAAGCATACTGCTGGTGTGCGTATCACTCCTACTAGCCTCATGCTGGATGATTATGATGGCTCTCGCTCTCATCGTAATGGATTACTTCTCGCCATTGGGAGGGATAACGATATGGATAGAAAACTCACTGGAGTCGATTATGCTAATTTGGAAGCACAAGCGAGAGAGATTCTCATTGAAACGAAAGCGAGATTTCCAGAACTGGACTCCCAAATAGATTACTTTACCATGGAAACCTGTCTGTGTTCTTTCAAGAAGATATTCAGAAAGAGCCATGGAAGGTATCTTGGTTACTATCTCGACCGACAAGCAGAAGAGATTATGCAGTGTGAGAAAGATGGTTGGTATGGTATTGACTGGAATGTTCTATGGCAGTCAAGAGAAGAAACCATTGACTTGAGATTAGACCATAGAAATGGTATTGATAAAGAGAAATTTACATCGTTCCTTAACACTGGCAAAATGCAGAATATGGATTGGATGTTTGAAGATGAAGAACCTATATTAAATGGATTGGAGATGTTTACATGAGTACAATGATTGGTGGTAGTGTGAGTAGTGTTAGTGATACCATAACAATTAGTAGTGGTGGAACAACAGTATCTTCCAGTAGCCTATCCTTCGGTGGATTCGATATGGAAGACTTTCTTGATATGCATTCGTTCAATAAGATTACAGTTGAACATAAGGTTGCGGAGTTCGAGTTATTGAAACTAAAAGAAACTGTTCCAACCTATGCAGATGAGATTAAAGAAAACTTGTCTAAGAATCTTGCACGGGATATAATTAAGAAAACAACATTCACTAAGAAGCATAATGTGGATAGTGACACTCATCACTTTCTCGGAAGAGTATGGGTGTTTACTGAAGATGAATTAAAGAACTTAATTAAAGAAGCAAGAAATGTTTAATGACAGAATCGGTGTCGGTGACACTATTAATATTGTAAAGGTGACAAACCCTATGAAGACTCGTAAATTGATTGCTGTTGGTGGTCAACCTGGAACTGGTAAGACAACTCTATTCCGTAAGTTTATTGAAGGTAAACAATGTATCGAAACAGAGCCAGCCAAACTGGTATCGGCATTATATAATGAAGAGTTGGATCTCTATATTCTTGGTAAGTATCAAGAGGGTGAAACCTTCGCTGGAACAGATCGTCTTAGTATGGCGGTTCAGCCTGAGTTACAAAAGTGGATTCAGACTCACAACTGTAACATCCTGTTCGAAGGAGATCGAATCTTTAATCAGTCTTTCTTAGAGTTCGCCATGGGACTTCCAAATACCGAATTACAGGTGGTCTATTTGAAAGCACCGAAGGAGATCCTAGAACAGAGATACAAGGATAGGGGTTCCGACCAGTCTGAACAATTCCTAAGAGGCAGAGAAACTAAATATAGTAATCTACTATCAAACTTTGATCTGATGCCTTATATTACCGAGTTTAGCAATACTAACTTAGAGGAGCAGGGAAAGGTACTCGCATTCTTGGAAGGTAATTTCAAGATGTAAAATGCCTTTCTGGGATGTAAAATGCCATGCAATTTTGAATTCCTGGAAAACGCTAATTACGATTGGATGGATCTGCTCAACTTCCACGAGCGTCCATTTAGAGCAACCTTTATACCTTCGAAAGTATGGAAAGACCTAGACAACTATTGCAACGATAGTAAGGGTCTTTCAAACTACTTCAGAAAGTGGAAAACCAAAGTCGAGTTTCTTCCACAAAAATCCAAAGCCAAAATGTACGACAACTATGTTGCCGTTGGTGGTGAATATGGACCAGATGAAAGACAGTGTTGTATTCAGATATACACAACTGAGTTCGATAGGTTTCCATTCACATACGATACATGGAACAAGTTTAAGTATCGTATAATGCAGACTCAAATGCATGAGTTAAT